AATTCAAACCATCCCTTCATGTTGGCTTTATCGTTCTCGGAGAACGGCATAACCAGTTTTGAAGACTCAATCTCTGCGGCTGTACGAAGCAATGAAACCAGCGTAATCCCGTCCTCAACCTTTGTACGGTTAAACAGGGCTGAATTTGCTACATGCTTCTGTTTCAAGCCGTCAACCGCAACCGCATTGAAAAGTACGGTATCTTTGGCGATATTCTCACCGAAAGCAGCCTTGATAGTCAAGACATCGTAGTTGGCATTAGATTTGTCAATAGCTGCGACCTCAGCACCTTTAGTGCCGCTTCCGACAAACATTCCCACATAAGCCAAAGAGTTCTTGGCTACCTTGATAGACAAAGCCTCCACACCGGTGGTATAGGCTTCCACAACTCTCACGTTGATTACCGCATAAGCGAACTTGTTTTTCAAGTCCGCACAAATCGGCGTAAATACGGGAAGAAAACTTCCCACTACTAGGTTCTGCGTGTCGAGTTTGAACGGGCCACGTCTACGAATACCGGTCTGGACATCGTAGCGTTCCTCTTGCTCAACGAGCGGAACCAAATCATACTTAAATCCTGCTGACATAATTAATTCTTGTTTTGTTCAACAATAGTTTTCGTACCCTCATCAATCATTTTAGCGATAGATTCAGATTCTTTCTCAATCTTCTCTTCCGCTGATTCGGGAGGGGTCACGCCTTTGAAGCCGTCATTTGCGAACTCCTGCTTCAAGTCCTTGAAGTATGCGTCCAAGTCCTCATCGTCCTTAATGGCGCATCGTTTGGCGTAGTTTTCGGGAATACCATACTCCTTTGCCTTTGCCAAAATCTGCTGGCTACGTGTTGCTTGAGCCTTTTCCGTTTCAAACTGTGTTAGCTTATCAGAAAGGTTCTTGTTGGAGTCAATTAAAGCTTGCGCCCATGCAGGCACATCGTCTTTATTCTCTTCCGTTTTGGTGGTTGTGGTAGTCTCGATTGGCTTTCCGTCTTTCAGGTTATGCTTCTTTTCGTAGTTGGAAACTGCGGTCTTGGAAGCATCCCCGGCACGGAAATCACCATAAGAATTAAGCACGTCCGAAAAACTGATACCCTCAACAATTGAGTTTACCTTTGTCTCGTCCGTTACACCCTCTGCCTTTTTGGTGGCAATGCGGGTAAGAATAGCAGTGTCCACCCCAGCGAATTTCTGTTGTAGCCCTGCTAAGATTTGTTCTAAGATTGTCATACCGTATGAATTTGATTTATAAATTTCTACGGTAAATTTCGTTATTTATAAAGAAGGTGAAAAATTATCAGATAGGTGATACACGACAATGAAACGATTGTCGTAAAATGGTATAAAAAAGGCGTGAAACCGAATGAATCACGCCTAAATATTCTTCTTATGAACTAATCAGAAACCCAACATCGCGGCTGGAGGTATATTCAGCACTCGACATAGCAACCTCGCAATTTTGAGGGTCGGTTCCGAACGTCCGGAGATATAGTCATTCACACGCGATGGACTTATTCCAATCTCACCAGCAAGTTGCTTCTGACTCATTCCTTTTTCTTCTAGAGATAATTCTATCAATTCTGCAACTGTTGGTTTTTCTATTGGGAAGTGCTCCTTTTCGTAAGCTATCACAATGTCGGACATAACTGTAAGTTCCACCGCATTCTTATCGTTTGCAGGGGTATTATCATCAACCAATGGCAGAAGTTCCTCTACTCTTGCCAAAGCAAATTCATATTGTTCTTTCGTTACTTTATTCATACTTCTATCTATTAAATGGTTGAACAATCAATTTTATCATATTCTTTATGAGTACCAACCCACCGGATGAATATGTACCCCACCGTAAATTTAATAACTACCACAAGCCGATAATTGTTACCTCTAATATTGAAAACGTAGTGTTGATTGCCTACATAATCAACTGAAAGAAAGTCCACCTTTATGTCTGATAAGTTTTTCCATTCAGCTTTTTCCGCTATGTCATACCAACGTTCTAAAGCTATGCGTGAATCTTCATAGCCTTTCGTTTGGTAGAACTCTTTCAATTTTCTATGTGATACAATTCTCATACCTCTTTTGTTTGATGCAAAAATATGAATTAATTTTGAATTATAAAATTTTTCCAAGAAATATATTCTACAATATAGAATTTAGCAATAAAAAAAGCAGAACTAAATTAGCTCCGCTCAATAGTACATAAACACATGAAGTAATGAATTATCCCTTGGGGTTAGGAGACGCTGCATTGTTATTTTTTGCCGCTTGCTCCTCCTTGATTTCTGCAAGCTCTTCTTCTATCCTATCAGTATTCCCAGCAAACATGATTCCCTCACGGGTTGACCAAATGCCACCACTGACAGCGGAAACGGCAGTAGTCACCTTATCATTCAAATCGTCAATCATATATGGAACTAGTTCTGTTTCTATGTCAATGGTCTGCGATGCCTTGCTAAACTCGGTTGGATTGATAGAGCCTAAAGCGGAAACAATGAAATTTACTCTCCGCTGCAAGAACTCACCGATAACCTCACCGTGATTTTCTACCGCCATGTGTGCACCCATGAACATAAAGCGGAAAGCGGTTCCTGATGCTTTGCCTACCCCCTTCAACGTCTCAAAAGATATTCTTGGAGTGTTTGACATATCATAAGCCATATTGGTGAGTGTTTCTGCTTCAAATTTTACGGTATCTGGCACCTGATTCCATGTTAGATACTGAGCATCCGCACCTTCTCCAGTTAGTTTTACCATTCTATCCTTAACCTTACCCATGAAACCCTCTACATCACCAATTAGCTTCAACAGTGGAAAGAAATGGTAGTCTATACAATCAGCATAATTGGATAATAGTTTCTCCAACCGGACCCGAAAAGTCTTTATCTTCTTGCAATAAGGTTCAGGACGATAAGCATAGCAAACCGGTAGTTTGGAGAATCCATGAGCAAAAGGCGTTCTTTCTTCATACCCTTTAGATAAATCCCATTGATAAACCATTTTGTCCGTGATAGTCATAAAGCAGATGACCTCCGAATCATCCATGAGCTTCTTCTTATACTCACGTGAGAAAGCAATCATTTTACCTTCGTCATTGAAGAACGGGTATAGCTTATCACCTCTGAATGGAGACCATAACACGCTTTTCAGTTTCTTGGTGGGTTTGACCTTGCCACCGAACGTAGTCTTTACTTTCTTCCAGAACTTTGCCCAAAACGAATCATCATCGGTAACATACCAATATTCTGCCGCTTCTTGTTCGGAGAGCCAGGCACGGACAATCTTCTTGTTTTGGTATTTGATTTTATTAGACTTGAATACTGCCTTTACCGCATCCAGCAACTTCTTTTCATCATCATCAGTCGGAGTGCAATCCATAGACGGTTCTGTGCCGACCGTGAAAGCAGTTTGAATGTTCACTATATCCTGTTCCAATGGAATGGAGATACGGTTCACCGGTTCAGTCTTATACTTTGCTTCGATTTCATAAGTCTTACCCGTTTTTTCATCGAAGTGTTTCTCTGCTTCTTTTTCAAGAACCTTTCTGTCCGGATACTTCTTTTTGTCAACCATGATTTCATGTCGTTCCGGATTCCAATCGTCCCACAATTTACAACGGTCGGGAAGTTCGGTCTTTCTACCTTTCTTCAGGTAGTTTATCTTCTGCCCGATGTCAGGCAATGCTAATATTTCTTCAAGCGTTAATGGCATAATCTATATTTTTAGTGTGTGAATATTCCAGTTAAATCTTTCGGCTTCTGAATCTTACCAAGAAGCTCACCCAATACATAGTAACGTACAGCATCTATTCCGTGATTGTCATGGTCTTCCGGTTCGTTGATATAGTTCCCGTCCTTATCCTTTGCCCAAACATACTTTCTGAACTCGCTTTGCAAGTTGTACGAGCGTTTGGTTATATAAATCTCCATATCTTTCATTTTGTCAATTCCGGCATTGATAGAGCCTGCACCTTTCTCTACGGCATATATCTTGATTCCTCCGTTGTGTATCTCTTGAATCAATCGAGGGTCAGCACTATCAGCTATGACTTTCAAACCCCATGGGCGAAGAGTCTTGATGATGTCAGAAGAAAGCAATCCAGTACGGTAATCCACTTCATCCAAGTAAAGGGCGTTATCAACGATACCACAACGAATGGAAGCAGACGGGTCATGCGTATAACCGAAGTCTTGCCCGAAAGCAATTTTCTTTGCCCAAGCCGGGAACTCGTCAACAATTCCCCACTTCTTGAACACTGCACCTTCTGCAACGTCAGCCCAGCGACCGATAACCACATGAGCATACTTTTCAGGATTACCCACCTTCATATCTTCCACCTCTTTCAGGAACTCAGGAGAAAGGTTATCCAAGTTATCAAAATACGTAGTATGGATATGGAGCACATTCGGATGAGTGGAAATCTGAACCTGCACACCGTCAATCTCTACCAGCTTGTGAGTTTTCCCAATGTATTTCTTGTAGATGAAGTGATTGGAATCGCATGGGTTCATTATAATGATAATCCGGTTCTGAATACCCTTCTTGCGAATGGAGAGCATTATCTTGTCGAACTCATCTTCGCTTGTCCACTCTTCCGCTTCATCGCAGACGAAAGTCGTAATGCCTTGAATGGATTTCAGTTTTGCTGTCTGGTTCCCGGAAGAAGTCTTGATACCCCGGAACATGATACGGCTCTTAGTCATCTTATTGACTATGTCCGTCTTTGTGGTCTTGAAATATTTCGTGGTACCGTCCAAATCTATCTTCTCCATCATTTCGGGGATGATAGACATACCGGCAGAAACCATAGTGTAACGGGTGTAGAGAATCTGATGAACTATCTTCTCTACCGGTGTCATTTCAAAGGTCAACCGCTCAATGAAAGTGGAAGCGTTGAAAGATTTACCCGAACCACGCCCACCGGTGATAAGGATAATGAATTTCTCTGTATCGGTGTATAGTGGATGATATATTTCTTGAGGTACTATCATTTCAGTTTGTCTTTAATCCAGGAATCAATATTGATGCCATGCTCTATGCCTGTTGGAATATCAGCGTCTTCATCCTGCTTGCGTTCAACCTTTCTCCAATCCTCATCGTGGTGATACAGCCAAACGGACATTGCTTGCAGATTCGGAGCCAGTTCACTTTCACTTACTTGCAATTCTTCCTCACCGGTCAGATTGCCTTCTGTGTCACGGAGCTTCCTTACCACAGTGCTTTTTGTCTTGATGCCGCCAAGAGCCATAGCAAGGAACTTAGCTCGGACGGTCGCATTGATGGTCGCGCGCCCACGCGCTAAGACTTCGGATATTTCGGTGTACTCACTTTTCTTTTCGCAGAAAGTTTGTGGTAAAATACCTATGGCATAGGCAATTTCCTTATCAGTGAATCCCTTTTTGGCATACGATTCCACGAGAGAAAGAAAGTCCTCGCTTGTGTAGTCAAACTTTGGCTTTCTTCCTCCTTTACCTTTTCTATTTTGAGATTCACTATTGCTCATATTACTTCTTTAATTTTCCACATTTCTTACATTGTTCATACCTGAACTCAGAGAATATCACACTACCTTTCCAAACATAATGATGAACACAAAACAGATTTTGCTTTAGAACATTCCTTATCCAAAGTATAAAATCGCCAATCATAATTTCAACCGTTATTGTTACCCATATATACACGGCGAGAAATTGGCTTGTTTCCATAGACATCAACTCCTCTTTTTGAGAAATAGCTATCTATTTTCTCAGCATATCTTCCCATTATAGATTTCGTTCTATCCCTTATGTTTCTTTGTCTTGCAGAACCTAACCCGTATTGCCTTCCAGCGTTGTACATTATTCGTCTAGACTGCTGATATAACTGGCTATATGTTTTCTTTCTAACTCAGCTTTCCTCCCAATAATTAATCTATTCTTTCTACTTGTTCATCAAATACTTCTCCCTTTATGAACTTCATATCTGGGTCATACCCGAACCTTTCGCAGAAAGCGGCTTTAGCTTCATAGGTATCAAAGGACAACATCACATAGGCATCCATGTTCTCGACTTGCTTCTGTGCGTTTTCTTTTACCTGTTGCTTGACTTCCTTCATGTGGGCAACCTTTTCGGCACGTTCCAACTGCTTGGCGGCCTTCTCGGCTTCTTTCTGTTCAGCTACTGGGGCCATCATATCAGACAGGGCATCCGCAATGGAGCTTTCCTCTTCGGTCTGCAAGAGATAGTCAACGCCAATCATGTTTAAGTCGGCATCCGTTAGACCTGCATCTTTCCAGTCAATATCAGGAACAATACGAGCGAGAGCGTCAAAATCCCATGTACCTTGTGCATTCGGGTTGTTCATTAGAATGTTCAACTCCTTTTCCTGCTGCTCGTCCACGTCAATGACATCGACACGAATGCGGTAGTCATTATCGGGGAATTTCTGTAATTCGTCCATGACAGACAAACGCTGGTGTCCGCTGACTACTGTAAGCCCGGTACGCTTATTTACGACAATACCACCGACCAAGCCAAATTTCTTGATACCACGCTTTAATGTCTTACGGGATTCATCGGATAGTTTTCTTGGGTTGTAGTCCGCAAAGTGAATGGTAGAGCGGTTAAGCTCCACCGATTCACTCTTTATGTATTTACTTAGTTCCATGTTAGCCATTGCTTAATCCAAACCCTCTCTGTCGAAGAGTATTCCTTTCGGCTCTCGTAATAAGATTATCGCGGGATTGTTTTGCGCGCCTACTTGCTGCACTACTACTCCATGTATTTCTTCTTCTCCAGTTCGCTTCGCTCAATCTTTCTGCTTGAGCGTAAATTTGTTCTCTTGTCTTCCTACGTCTAACTCGGCAATCCTCCTATTATTTTTGTTTATTATAGTATTCCCAAAGCACTCTTTCAGCCATTGGAAAAACTTTGTAAATTCTCTGTAAGTCCTGCGGGTAGTTCTTTTCCATCCAAAGCATACAATCAAGGTTGAAACCTACTCCCGAACTGGCTTTCAATGAATATCTAACTGGTTCGGGTAAATTGTGTTGCCTCATGTAAGCGAGAATATCCCTCTGATTCCAATCTGCCAAGGGATAGACCATACCGTTATTCTCATAACCGCTTACCTCATACCCTTTCAGCATTAAACGCCTATTCATGCCGTCAGCTTTCTTCATGCCCAAGAATGTATAATAAACTCCATGAGTAAGCTGCATAGCCTTTACCACATCTGCCAACTTCAATAGCTTTACTTTCGAATTTGGCACACAATACATACCGCCACGGAGAATATAAGTGAGGTTCCAATGTGGCACTTGAACAAACTCTATCTTCGGGTATTTGGCTTTAGTCCAGTTTATCCAGCGGTTTATATGTTCCAAATCCTTGACAAAGTACATGAATACACAAACAATCCTGTCAAACTTCGGATAGATTAAATCAAGCAGAACAAGCGAATCTTTACCAAGTGATAAAAACAGCAAAGCCTCATTCGATTTTACCCGAATGAGGTCTATATATCGGTTCGCTTGCTCTACTTTGTTCATAGCTAGCCACCACTTAAACCAAATGAAGTACGAAGATCACTGTAACGCTGTCTGCGTGATCCTAACTGTGTGGCACTTGCTGTACCTCTACGATTAGCAACCAATCTACCACCTGCCCCTGCCCCATTCATATTTCTGCGAGGTCCAGCTACTCTGTTAATTCTTCTTGCGACTCTGCTTTCTAATTTTAAAAGTTGAACAATTAGTCTATATGTTTCTCTAATACCTTACCTAAAGTATAATCCATTTGTGCGGCAAGATACTCTTCGCCTTGATACTCGTAAACAATATCATTACCATTTTCATCTGTAAAAATAACTGCTTCTGCTGCTTTCACTTCAACGATAATATAAGGACGTTTACCCGTATATGCACCTGTCAGAAGCTTGATTGCATCGTACTTGATAGGCTTCAATTCTACTTCACCCTCTTCGGGTAGTTCTGCATCAACCGGATATTCTTTGCCACCACAAAGGTAAGTGATATACTTCTTAGCGTTGGTTGGTCTAATTTCACGGTATTCGTGGGTTTTCTTGCCTGCCAAGATTTCATCGAAATACTTCTGTTTGATGCTTAATGTAAGAATGTTCATAATCGTGTCAAATTTAAATAATACTCAATAGTTGCGGGGGGCTGAATCGAACAACCGACCTTCACCAAGTCAAAGTGAAAAGCTACCACTGCTACACCCCGCGATAGTACCCCAAAGGTACTACCACAACCAAAGATAACGAAATATCTTCAATCGTTATACACGACAATCGGCTTATTGTCGTGAACTAAGCCATTTATCCCGTCTTTCTCTACACGCCTCTAAGGTAGGCGCACAACAAGCAAAGAGTTCACCGCTTTCAGTACGGTAGTCGTACTGGTACATTCTCACTCTCTTTCTGCCTAACTTCGTTGTGTAGGTAGTGTAATTCTC